GTAAATATCTACATTCAAGAATGTGCCCATAAAGCCTGTGCGCATTGGGTTGTTGTCGTTGTCACGAGGTGAAGCGTGAAGGAACGTATTAACGAACCTATCTGTATTCATTAGTGTCGCATAACTGTGCGGATGCAATATGCACGCATATCGAGCACCATCAACAGGAAGTGCACTGTTTGCCATCAAAACCGCAACAGCTTTGAGGAAATCAATGTATGAAATCTTGTCGTTGGTGGAATCTACATTACCCCGGGCAGTAGCCGCACCACCAAAACGCGTGGTAGGCGAAGAGCCCAAGATGTCTTCACGAATAAGTGTGTCAATTGCCAATCCCGCATGTTCACCTAAAACATTAGAGAACTCAGAGACAATCGGATCATACGATGTCATCTCAAGTTCATCTGTGTGCTGTAGGTACGAACCATAGAACGCAGGTGTTGCTGTAACAGTTGAAACAGAAGTGCTTTCGCTTTCAGGAGTCACGCCTTCACTAAGAGCGGAAGGACCACCTGCAGCTACACTGATAGCACCGAATTTACGCCATTCGAGGCTACCGTAACCAGAGATATTGGCCTTCTCGCCGAAGCGGCCATGAATCAAGCGGGGCACTGCCCGCATCAACAGTCGTCGCAAATATTGGGTTTTGACAGAATCACTCAGTGTAGCTTGAGTCTGAGTAGCCATAGTCTATATTTCTCCCAAAATTTATTTATTGTGGCAGTTGGTCGGACCCTATTTGTCCTCTCTCTGCCTTTCTATAGATGGCATCCCATTCCTCGTAAGGAATGTCAGTCCATCTTTTTTGTCCGGGACTTGCTCCCTGCGGTACCGTAGTGGTAACTTGGGGAGGCTGTACCCGATTACTTTGTGGCTGTTCCGGCTGTGCCACAGCTTGTTGCTGTGGTGCCTGCCGTGCAGCCTGCAACTGGGAATTTGTCCATCTAAGTGCAGAATGCTGCATATTCTCTATTGAAGAATTATCTAACACATTAGCTGGAACACCCATTTGATTATAATAGGCACGCCATTGTTGCATTGCGTCTGAATATTCTGCCCTATACTGGGCATCTTGTACCTGTGCTTGAGCTTCTTCCGCTCTTTTACGGTACAAATCCCGTTCATACGCAACCTTCTCGGTTTCAGACATATCCGACATTTGCATATTTTCTACAGTACGCGATAGCTCTTCACGCTCTGTATTCCACTGCTGTTCCCGTTCTCGTAAAGCACGGTCTGAAGCAGATAGTTGGGTCCTAGCTCTTTCAAGCTGGGTCTGCATCTGGCGAACCTGAGTCTGTAAACGTCCGGCATCAACGGCTTCTGACTGTGGCTCTCCAGTGCTACCGGGGCTTCCTTGCGCCGGTGTTACTGTGGGAGATGCTCCCGCTTGCGCGGCAGGATCTGCCCCTTCTGATTGTGCTCCCTCTGGTGCGTACTTCACACCACTTGTGGCAGGACTCTCAGTAGTTTGTTGAGTCAATTCTTGAGGCATAATTGCCCTCCTATTCGGTTGTTAAAACTGCTGTTCATACAGTGAACATTATACAGGAATTACTCGTGTATAGCAAGCATGGAGGCATACTATTCGTATCCAGAACCCCATATATCTCCTGCAAGTTGCTGGTCAGCAGCATCCGTAACGGTAGTACCAGGTATGGCTGACCCTAACTCATAACCTATACCTGTACCAGGCCCAGGTCCAGCTTTGCTATAACCTTCCATCCACGGCCATATAATATTTTGTGTAACCGCCGGCTCTACTCCAAATTTTGCCTTAGCTAAATCCAAAATACGCTTGATAAAGTTATCATATGAGATACCTGCGGCCACTTTCTCATGCAATTTCTTTAGATATGCTTCAGTTTCTGCACTAACATCTCCAGCTAATAACTCATCCAAAGCCAATCTGGAAATTTCTAGCGGCCTCATTGCTGCTGGCATGTGCACTCTTGATGTTTTGAAAAGCTCATCTAAAGTTATACCGCTATAATCATCCCGGTAAACTCCTGGCCCAATTGAATGGCGATACATACCTTGCCCTAAAGATACCGTCGAACCAATATCATAACTATTCAATGTACCTGTTGATACAGTTTTAGCTGCTTCTTTACCTTCCCATGCTTCATAATCATCATATTTGAGCCACGCTGGGTGTTGTTTACCAAAGGCTTTTTCCATCGTCCAACCTGCCTCTAGTCGTTTGTACTCATCTGGATTGTCCTTTCTCCACTGTAGTCTTTCATCACCATAAGGTGTATTATAGTATTCTCGTTGCAATCCATCCCAATCAGGACCATATTGTTCTTCCCTGAATGTGTCCAATTGTTCATCTAAACTTTCATATAACGCCCACTCTTCTAGCATATCCATAGTAGGCTCTGTCAGGTCTAGATCCATTGCTGCCGTGGACACAGTACTATAGAATTCGTCCCATAAATCCTGTGGCCAATAATTCCATAGACTTTTTGCACTGGAATTAGGTTTCTTACTAGGATCAACAAAGTCTCTTAGTAAGTCGGCTGTCTCAGCAGGTAATGCATCATACAAAGCATCCTTCTTCCCCCGTGGACCAGCCCAACTATAATATTCGTAAATCTTATCCGCTTGGTTTTGTCGCTCAGTTCTTTGCAGTTCCTCACGTTCCTCCCTTTCTATTATACCTACACCATGAGCATGTAATGCTATCTGGTCATCAGTCCATTTGTCACCATACTTTTCTCTTATCCACCCCGTCAACTGTACAATATCAGGACCGCCTGGGAACTTTTTAGTGTTCCAATCTGTTTCAAGCATTCTTCTTGCCGAACCCTTGATCTCGTGAGGAGTGCCTGTACCTAATGCTTCGTAGAGAGCAAAAAAATAGTTTTCCTTGTAAACTCTATTCAAAGCATCATCAAGATCATCACCTTCTATATCCCAAGTATTATAATCATCTGCTGTTGCTTTAGACATCAACAATGCAATAAACTCTTCTTCTGTACCAAACAGTTGCTCTAACCTGTTTACTCTCAACTCTTCAATTAGTTCTCCATCCTCATTCTCTATACGTTCTCCTGCCGGTCCATCTTTGTGTACGTACTGGAATCGTCTATCTTTGAGGTCTTCAAACAAGTCCTCTTCTGCAAATTGTTTCATCAATTCTGGTATAGCAGTAACAGCGAGATTGGGTATATCCTCTTCCCACTCCAATATCTCTGTTTGCCATCCGTCATAGTTTATCTCCTCTCTATCCCAGTTTCTTGGCCTACTATCACCAAGTAAGTTATACCAGGCATCCCATACATGCTCTCTAACAGTATCATCATTCTTATTGAATCTACCCCACTTCAAACTAACATCATATTTCTCAGCTATCTCCGACTTAGTATTATAGTATTCTTCATATGCAGGCTCTTTTTGTTTGTAAGGCGTGCCTACCGCATGAGAACCTACTCTCAATTGTAATCGTCTATGATTTGCGCTATTGGCTGCTATATACGCTGTCATCTTTCTGCCTTGCTGTATATTTTTCTGTACCTCTTGCCATCTTGCTTTACCAAATAGCTGTTTACCTTCATCGTCAGTGACCCAACTCACATTACGATACAAACCATACGTCAAACCTTCGGCAGTATTGTAACGGTAATCTTTGTAAAATTCCTCGTAATCAGCATCGTATGCTATTTGTCGTCGTAATCGACTCGCTTCATCACGAGCTTCATATAGCATTTGTTCTCCCTTAGTGAACTGCTTTCCATACATACCAGTAACATACCCTACTAGTCGAGCAAAATACTCTGTCTCTTCTAGTTTACGACGTGCATCCTCATAAATCTCACCCTCTCTAGATTCAATGGCCATCTCTGCTTCTTTAATTAACTCTTTTTGATCTAACTGGTGTAAGCCTTTTATAGAATTCTGCAAGCCAATAAGAATTTGTCGCTCTATTAGAAAATCTTTCCAGCTTACTTCAGGAGACCAAGTTGATTCAGGGTCAATACTAAACCATACCGTATTAGCTAATTTTTTCCTTAACCATCTTTGTGTCCAGGGTGGCATAAGATCCACTTGCGATAATAGCGATTGTTTCGGGAATTGATTTTCCTCTATGAATTCACCTCTATGAAATGGCAGTGATATCCACGGTGCTAAATGAAATCCTACTCTAGGACCGAAGCCATACAAAAAGCTGGCAGCTCGCTTGAGTACAGGAGCTTCTGGGTCAACCTCACCATACACCTGTCTAAAATCTGGAATACCTTGGCTAAATGATAATGCTGATGTAGGATTGAACCACCAGGATGTACCTGTCAAGTTTAGGTTGCCCCTAAGTCTTGGTAAGCCTTCACCTTTCGTAGTGGTAGCACCATGATCGTGGGACATACGGTCAGATAAGTTTTGGATAGCCGCCCAGGTAGACAATATCTTGGGCCTTGCAGCTAGTTCGCCTGCCCAGAATCGTAATGACCGTGTTGGGAATATCCAGAACGGAAATACGTTCTTCATCATAATATCAAGGTTAGTATTAGTAGAATAGTCAACCATTGCATCTCCTACCAAATCAACCGCCCCTCGAATTGGATGGGTTTTAGTTTCTCCTTTCCATAAGCCCTGAAAATCTCGTACAATCGGGAGACTACTCACTTGTTGGTAATACCCCGGTGCTAATTGGTTTAGATCTTCAGGAGTAAGCTGATCGGACATTTGTCGTAAATCGCCCAGACCCTCTCGTGCTACAAGACTCTTTTGCATCGTAGACCAATTCCTACCCATCATTGGTACCTGCTCAAAAGCTTCCCTTTGTACGGCAACTCTTGCTTTGAATTCCTCTACTGCCCTAATAGCCTCTTCTTCACTTTGCCACACAGGTGCCGTCTCAATTGCCTTAACTTGCTTCTCAAAGTCTTTACTATTCATACCATAATGCTGGTCAAAATGGTCTATATTGTAGATATCATATCCGTCTTCATGAAACTTTTTTATTTTCTCATTAAACCATGTGTCAGCTACATCTTCCATCTTACTAGCTGCATGTGGAGCTCGCACTACTTTTGGTGCAAAAACCTCATCCGTAGTACCATACATAGCTGTATTTTTCAATGCTCTAAGCTCATGTTTAATACCCGGTTTTTCACCAGAAAAGCCAGTTATCTCATCTATCAGTTCTTTTAAAGTTCCATCGGGCAGCTCTACGATATGGTTTAGTAAGCCGCCTGTACCCTCTTTTTCAGGGCCTAATAATATTCCCTCCCACTCCCGCAGGATTTGTTCCATATAGTGAGCTTCTTGTCTTACTGCATTGATAGCTGCAGTTTGCGCATCATGAGTACCAAAATTAGGATCATTCGTGTTGGTAAAATTACCTAACTTAATCTCTTTCTGAAATTCATCAGGCACAAGGTCATCAGGTAGACCTAGCCCTTTCTTTGTATACCAAGATGCTGCTGCTTCCGGGGTATATTGACCTATATGGTCCACCTCCCTCAAGGCATGTAAGAACTTTACTGGTATTTCGTCATCAAGTGTATATTGTGGCACAAACCTTCCCTTACCATATATTGCCAAGTCTAATCCGGTATCACCAAGAACTTTTTCCATCCCATTTTTAAAATCTACACTACCCCTTTGGATTAGTCTATTGACTGCCTTTAAGGCTTTCTCCGCATCACTGTACAAATATTTGGTATGCCTCATCACCTCTTCTTGAGTTAGGTCTCGCAACTTTTTTCTAGTTATATTTGCTAACGGATAGTTATCAAGAACATGTGCGTAATGGAACCAATTCGCAGTTTTGCCTAATAGTCCTTTTTGGTGATATAGTTCTTGAGGTTTACCAAGCATGAGGTTTCCTGCCATTCGTACTATATCATTCAACTGGTGTAGGCCGATAGATCCGGCTGTATCTATTATTTCATGTAACGCACTTTGAATGTATTGTGCTTGTGCTTCCTGATTTCGCACCTTTTCGCCAACAGGTAACGGGCCACTACCAAGATGCAAACTTTTTGTTACTGGAGCTCTCACCGTCTCATCGACTGTTTGACCGCTATACAAATTTGACCAGGCATCGGCGTTCATTCGTAATTGCGCTAAATCACTCGCCTGCCGTGCAAGCACTTCAATTTCCACATCCTTCAACTCTCTAACGGATGGTAGATTATACTTATCCAACCGGAAGGATTCGTCACGCAATAACAGGAGTGTGTCCTGAAATAACTCTTTCCCTTCTGCATTTAAAATTAATCTGTTACCACCTTCAGAGTACTGAGCATACCTGAAAGGATTTAGATTAATACCGCCACCCGTAATCATTTCGTTTTCTAAAGCCGTTATCAACTCTGCCAATGTTTGATAATGCATTTTATCTTCGATTTGATTTGGATGGGTAATTATTTCCCGTAAAACTTGGGGGGCCTTTTCTTTCACAACACTTAAGGCAAGTAGATGATCATCAGTAGGACTTCGCTTTAATGCTTCAGTTCTTCTCGCTATATAATTAGTTAGCCTCTCTAAAATTTCATCTTTTCTTTCATACAATTGCTCAGGTGTCCATTTTAGTACTCCAAATTCCTGTTTACCCTCCCGGAAAAGAGGGTCATTATACTGAGTATCATTTAGAATCTTAGCTATCCATTCTAATACTCCTTCTTTAGCATCCTCTGCCATTGCATCCCAACTAGGAATTTGTGCGGCCCACTTTTCTCTATTCAAGCCCCTTACAACTTCCCTCTGGCTTTCAACATTTGGTGCTTGTTTAAAGCTTGCAATTGTCTTTTGAGCTATTTCGTCTTTTTCCATGCGCAGCCAATCAGCTATAAAACCCAGACCTGCCGCTTGATATGCTAGTTCGAGTTCAAATGTTTCAGGTGTGTCGACAAAGCTGGGTCCTGTCTTCTCCAAGATATCATCAATGGAGCTACGCGCGAGGACTCCTCCTTCTTCAATGATTTTTTTGGCTCCTGCGAGATCTTTGGATTCTGGGATGTTTTCTCTGATGGCATTTTTTAATATCTCCAATTTGTTTGTATTTACAATGTCTTCGTCAACTAAATCTTTTGCAACATCTATATATTTATCTAGCATTCCACCAATACTGTCAGGCGAATCTACCACTTCCGTCACAAATATAGCTAATCTTTGTGCAGGCTCATACTTTTCTGTACCCCAGTTAAGATTCGTAAAAGGTGCTCCACTGGCTGGATGTAGTTTATCTAGTCCTTCTCGGATTGCTAAATGCGGATACTGCATCCGTGCCTCATAAATGAAAGAGATAGCATCATACACAGTATCTGCAATATTGAAGCCCTCTAACCCCCCTTTAGCATTTTGATTTGCTATGTTTTTTATTCCAACATACCTATCCAAAAATTGTTGTACTAAGTTTTCTATTTCTTTTATTGGTGCACGCAGATAAATTTCAGATGCATCCAACGCCTGCTTCACCACTTCTGAAGCTTCATCAGCTTTAGGATTAATCAGGTCAATCATGGCCGCCCTGGTTATCCTAGCTATATCATCGGCTGATGCTCCGAACTCAGGCTTATCAGCTATGTGATATTGTTCATGCACAAAACCTTTGATGTGCTTACCTTCATAGACTTGTTGTACTACACTTGTTGTGTCTCCTCCAGCTACATCTTTTGGTGGAAAGAAAGGAATATTTTCTTCTTGTGGCAATATTTTATCTGTTGATTTACGTAGATTTTGTGCATCTTGTAATATACTACCTATAATTTTTTCGTTATGTGGATCTATCGTATATATAGTTCTATTGACTGCTTCTTGCATACGTAACACTTCATAACTATTGGGTTCTGTATCCAATATACGTACTAATATAGGTTTTTCAAAATCATCAATTTGGTATATCTCATTCTCTAAACCAAAATCTCCTAACCTATCTTTTAGTTGTTTTTTATATAACTTGTCTCTAC